TCAATCTGGTACCACATGTATCGGGAAGCGTTGCCCGGTAGGTCTCGCGAGAAGTTCGGACGCTGGAATCGTGGCTCGGCCTGAGAGGCTTGTCCTCCAGCTCGGCCTGCCATGTCGGCGATCGCGACCGGCGCACCACGTGTGATAATCCGAATGACGTTCACCGGCTTCTCGGTAGAGGTGGCGTTCACGTCTCGTCGAGGACGGCGCGCGTCGATTTTGATAACGGCGTTCTTCCTGTTGGGCCAGCCGGTCCGTCCGTTGTGCATCATGCCCTCCAGAGGGGCGAGCTTGGGGATCCGGTTGTTGATGTCGGTGACGAGAGGCTTGATGACGTTGCGCATCTCGCGGCTCAGTTTGCGGCGCAGGTCAGGCTCAATCTTGCCGAGATCGCGGAGCGTCTCTGCTAGCCCTTCCACTTGGATCGTCATCGTCTGGCCTTCTCTGCTTCCTTGTCCTGCTTGTTGAGTTGGCGGATCATCTCATCAACGATCGCCGGGTCTGTGTCGCAGAGGAGGCTGGGAGCGATCCCGGTTCGGAGGGCCAGCGTGGCGATCAGTCGGGTGACTTGTCCTGCTTCTCTGCTCTGTCTTTTGGGAGGAACTTCACTCCGGCGATGGTGTCCAACCATGGGGTGAACAGCTTCACCGGGACGCCTGCCGCCTTGACTGCTTCCCACGCTAGGTAGGCCATCGGCTTGAACTTCGGGTCGTCGAGGAACGATGACCACGAGAGGTTCGGATGATGGTCCTCCCACTTGCAGGCAACCCCGTAGGTCACCGGAACTTGGTGGACTTCGCCGTCGAGCATCTCGACTTCAATGAGCATTCCGATCATGGGCGAATCCTACCTAGCGGAGGGTGAGCGATCAGGTGATGTCGCGAGCGAAGGTGCCGCCGACGAACTCGAGGGTGATCATCGCGAGCTCTCCGACCGTCGAAGCGATCGGTGAGAACGAGGCGAGCATGGCGTTCGTGATGGTGTACTCCGGGTTGGTCGCCGACTCGGTGGTGCCGGAGGGCGAGATGACGAGGCCGGTGTTGCCTTGTCCGACGAGGGCCGAGCACATGGTCTCGATCTCGGAGGTGGCTCCGCTTCCGCCGTAGGACAGGTAGCACTCGATGGAGACGCTGACGGCCTGCAGGCCTTGGACGTACTTGCGTCCGGTGTCTCCCATGCTGGTGGCCTCGAGCGAGTCGTAGCCGACGGTCAGGGTGACGGAGCGCACCTGATCGCTGATGTCGTAGGTCGTGGCACCCTGCGAGATGTTCACGGTTGCGTTGGACAGGAATGTGGTCGTCGCCATGGTTGGCTCCTTCTTCTAGTTGCGTTTGCTGGAGATTCGGACGGTCAGGTCGTAGGCCGGTAGTTCCTGCGACCCGATCTGTGCGATGGTGGGTTGGCCTCCGGTGATGGCGAGCGACGAGTTCATGAGGGCGTCGATCGCGGTGAGGAGGTAGTCGCCTGAGTCTTGGTTGCCGGGTGGCGGTGCCAGGACTCGGATCGTGATGGTGATGTCGCCGACGTTGTAGGTGAAGGCATCAAACGTGGGGAGTTCGATGAACACGGTGAGCGGTCGGGCGTTCCGAGGGTCTGTGACGGGGACATAGCCTCGAGCGGTGATGACGTTCGCGACTGCGGTGATCGCTTCCGCGAACATTCCTGAGGCTGCCATGTCATGCCACCTGACTCCTGCGGACGCCGAGCAGCTGCATGATGCGACCGTTCGTCAGGGTGGGCACTCCGACGGACATGGACTCGAACGACTGGAAGGAGTCCACCGAGCCACGTTCCCTGTACAGCGCAGAGGCATACAACGTCGCTCCGAGTTGGACGGAGGCGTCGGGGGCCGTGCTGGGCGAGTCGAAGTAGCCGGCCTGTTGGCGTCGGCGGAAGCACCATTGGTTCGCAGCTGCGACGCAGGTGGCGATGTAGGCGGTGTCGTTGGCGGTGGCACCGGAGATCCCGAGGAACTCGGTCACGAGGGCCGATGTGGTCCACGTGCACGAGATGCTCCACGTGAGCGTCCCGGTAGGGATTGCCGGTGTGCGATCGAGGTTGTCGCCTGCGTCGTAGAACAGCAGTTGGTTGGGGACAATGACGTCGTAGTTGTAGAGGAGGTCTCCCTCCTGATCTACGCCGACGAACAGGAACGTCGGCACAGCGAACACGGTGTGCGTACCGTTCAGGCCGTGACCGAGGCCGGACAGCGTTATCGTCTGCCCGACCCCGATCTCGGTGTCCTCGAGGGTCTGGACGATGGCGTAGTCGTCGAGCCTCATGTGCTCGATAACTGTGTATGTCGCCATGGTGTAGTCCCTCGTCCTTCTGCTGTGCCGTGCGTCAGGCCTGGGTGATCTTGTAGGTCTTGCCGGTGTTGATCATCGTCACGGCGAAGTAGCCCCTGATGGCCAGCTCGCGACCGAGGATGGTCGGCTGGTTGAGGCTCACGATGCCGCGGGCATCCTCATAGATCTCGTACGGAGCCTTCGTGCGCGGCTCGCACACGCCGAGGATGCAGGTCTTCGCGGCGAAGTTCTTGTCGGCGACGAGCTGCAGGCCGAGGACGTTGCCCACGGCGTTGGCGGCGTTGATCGAGCCGGCGGCGTTCATCGGTCCGATCACGGGGAACAACGGACGGCCTGTCGAGTCCGTGAGAGATCCGAGCTGTCGCCACACATCCAAACTGACGAAGAGCTTGTCGGCGAACACGTTGCCGTTGGCGGCGATCGTCTGAGCGCCGGTGTAGATGGCGGCGACGACGGCGTCCGGGTCGGTGAAGTCCACGTTCGCGGCGGAAGCCTGCGTGGTCTGCGCCAACAGCTGATCGGCGGCGTAGTTGTCGGTGGCGTCGGCGTACTGACCGAGCATGTCGTCGAGGACGATCTGCACGGCGTTCGGGTCGGTCCAATCGATCACTTGCTCTGACAGAGTCTGGCTGCCCGCAAAAGTGAGTTTGCTGACCACCTTGTCCTCGACGACCTGCGTGGTCGCCGACACGGCGGTGAGCTGCGTGGACTGCTGACCGACGCTCAGGTGGGTATCGATGTAGGGCCGAACAAACGTGGTGCCCGAGCGCTGGGGCATCGCGCGGACGCCGAACGCATCGCAGACCGGACGGAGGGCGACGAGGTTGTCGTACGTCGGTCCGAGGATCGGGGCCGGCAAGATACCGGGAACGTCGCTGGTGATCTGGTCACCGGCGGCGGCCTTCAGTCGAGCGTTGTACTCGGCGAACTCGGAGCCTCCGGCAGCCATGGCTGCGAGGTACTCGGCGGCGGTGGGCAACTTGAACTCGCGCTTGGCGCTCGCGTAGATCGGGGTCGTGGCGACTGCGGCCTCGACGGGGGTGGGCTGGACTTCCATGTTCTCCTCCTCGGAGTCTTGGGTTGTGGGTTCTTCTTCTTGCTGGGGTTCGATCGTCTCGGCTTCGTCAGCTGAGGCGGCGACTGAGTACACCTGTGCGTCGGCGTATGCCGGAACTGTCACGACGGACAGCTCCAGCCATCGGGCCTCGGAGACCTCGAGGACGCCTTCCTTGGTGCGTGTGAACTTGAGCGGTGCGGCTCCGACGGAGACGGAGTCGAGTGCGCCCATGGCGAGTAGGGCGAGGCTGTCGTCGGCGGCGCGCGTGGTGGCGAGCTTCGCCGAGAACATCATCCCCTCATCGGTGGACACTCGTTCGGTGACGACGCCGATCACTCGGGTGTCGTCGTGGAACTCGAGCAGCTTCGGGGCCGGTCCGTCCTCGGGTAGCGATCCCTTGAGGAACTTGACCTGCTCACCACCTGACAGGGTGGCGACGGTGTCCCACGGTACGGCGAGGCCGGTGATGGTGCGTGACGGTGCGTCGCCTTCGGCGGCGTCGAGTGTGACTAGTTGGGCGGTGAGCCGGATCATCGGCGTCCTCCTTCGTTGATGCGGACCTCGGCCTCGTCCTCCACCTCGACGTCGGCGAGCGAGTTCTCGCTGAGGTAGTCCTCGACGTCGAACTTGACGTAGCGGTTTTGGGGGAGACAGAAGGACGACGAGAGCGTCTCCTCGATGCAATGGAGGATCTGCTTCGCGCCGAACAGGTAGAGGTCCTGTCGGGCCTGTTGGGCGTTCTGGTAGGTGAACGATCCGGGTACGCCGATGCCGAGCAGGTACGGGGGGATTCCGCATTGCCGGGACAGCTCAAGCGCTTGGAACTGTCGGGACTCGACAAGCTGCAACTTGGACGGGTCGGAGGTGAACTCCTTGAAGGTGACCACGGAGTTGAGTGCGCCGATCGCCGAGTTGCGTCGAGCTGCGGACCATGCGGCTGCGAGCTCTGCGAGTTCCTCGCCGGACATCGGTTCGGAGGCGTCGGTCTGCTGGAGGTAGCCGGCGGCGATCTCGTTGACGGCGAAGCGGTCGGCGGCTCGGTCCAGTTTGATCGCGGTGTTGATCGCACGGTCGCCGGTCCAGAGGAGGCCTTGGGTCGGGGCGATGAACTGGAGCACGTTGTCCATGTCGAGGGCCACGCCGTTGAAGGTGGCCTCTTGCGACGGGCCGAACCGTTGCGGACCCTGCTGGTCCATCATCGCCACCATCGACGCTGGGAGCCATTGGAACGAGAGGGGCCTGCCGGTGGCGGTGGACCTTGAGGTCACGTACCACCACGCAGATCCGTGGAGCATCAGGTCCGTCGAGGTCTGGGACATGATGAAGTTCCGGGTCACCTTGGGGTCCGGTTGGCGCATCCACTGCTCGAGCTCGAGGTAGATCTCCTCGTATTCCTCGCCGGTCCATTGGAGCGTGTAGTGCTTGAGTCCGAGGCATCCCACGACCGAGGCGATCATCTGCACAGACCGTGCGACGGTGGGGACGCTCAGGGCCTGTTCCTCGGCACTCCCGACTGAGTACGTGTAGAACTGACCAATCTGGGCGGCTGATCCGGCGGCAGCCTTGAGCGGTGCGGACGCAAACGCCGCCTTCTGCTTCTGCCTGCCGAACGCCATAGAGCGGAGTCTCCCACCGTTTACAGGTGAGGTCTACTCATGTCAGCCAGATGCGAACGCCGCCTTCTTGCGGACGGCTGGGGCGAGCGCGCGACCGGCTGCGAACACGGCGCATCGTGCGAGTTCGATCGGCCCGGGAGACTTCTGTGCGGAGAGCGGTGCGCCGTCGTTGGTCTTGACCATGACGGCCTGATTGATGTGCTCTGCCAATGACACTTCGCCGGTGTGTCGGATCTGTCCGTCGAGGATCGCACGACGCACGATCGGCGTCATCGTCTTAAGTTCGCGGTAGCCGACGATCTCGCTCCGTCTCCGATAATCCGGTGGGATGAGCGGCTCGTATCCGGGCGTGATGAGGAGCTGTGTGTCGTTGCCGTCGAGCACCTTGGCGATCTCGGTCCACATGGCGGTCTGCCGGTCCACGACGAACGCCACGGTCACGATCACCTCGAGGCCGGAGCGGACGGCTCGGACGCCGACGATCCGGTTCTCGTCGAGGCTGGAGTCCACGGCGAGGAACCCTCCGGTCGGTGGTTCGCCGGTGGTGGTGAGGCCGTCCCAGACGTCCGGGGGAAGCCACGAGTCGTTGGCTCCTTGCCAGAGGTTGAGGTGCGCGCGGACGAACTCGGCTCGGGGGATGGAGGTCCATGCGTCCTCGAGGGCTTCTTGGTCCACGGTGATTCCGAGGGCAGGGTTGGCGGCAGGCCACCATCGCCGGTCGGACGGGTCGATCCCGGCTGGAGGGGAGAACTCGCAGAAGTACATCCGTCCCGTCTGCCCAGAATCGATCGCTTGAATGCCTTGTGCGCGCATCTGCTGGAGGACGGTCGAGCCGGCGTCTCCGGCGGTAGACCAGCACGACATCTGAGAGTCTCGGCGCGCGATCATCGCAGGCCGGAACGCCTGATAGACGACGGACGGCTTGATCTGCCAGATCTCGTCGAGGAGCAGGTAGTCGATCGAGTAGCCGTGCTTGCCGTCGGTCGCAGCTGCGAGCCGGATCGTCGAGCCGTCCGGGAACGTCAGGGATTCGCGTCCGAACGACTTGTAGGACTTGGCTCCGAACTTCTCGGTGAGCACCGGCTCCATCTCGCGGAACATGACCGAGACTCGCTCGTACTCGTTGGCGACCAGCACGACCGACTGTGGCTCTCCTCGGTTCGCCGCCATGCCGACGGCCCACCACGACGCGAGCACCTTCAAGGCCACGGACTTCCCTTGCTGTCTCGCCGTCGAGGTCAGAGCGCTTGAGAACAGAAGCCGACCGTCGTCGCCGTACGTGAGCTGATCGTCGATCACCTTCTGTTGCCAAGGCATCAGCGTGATCCCGTAGATCGCCTCAGCGAACGACGCCACCTCGAGGCCGAACGTCCCAGCACCATCAACCGGCGTGACCAGCCTCGGGGCAGATCCCACCCAATCACCACTCGATCCGACTCGGTTCCTGTCGGTTCCGGCTGGTTCCGTCCCTCCGAGAGAGTCCCCCGATGGGCCGCTCGGGGTGGATGCTTTGTCGAAGGAAAAAGTTCGGGGTGCGTTTTCGCGTCGGTGGATGCGTTCGGCGGTCTTGCGGTTGCCGTATCTGGCTCCTCGAGCGGTGTTGCATTTGGCGCAGCTGCCGACGATGTTGGATCTGTCCCAG